TGCGTTTATCGTGATGTCTCCTGACGCAGCGCCCAGAGTGATCCTTGGCTCCGAGCCAACCACGCCGCCGTTGCTCAAGAAAAGATTGCCCTGATACAAGTAGAGCGACGCTGGGCCAAAGTCATCTGGCATCGACTGATCTGTCACAAGGTATTGAATCTGCGAGCGGTCAATGCGAATCTCAGAAAGGTCAAGCGTCGCTGCTGCGACATTGCCAGTCACCTGCACGCCGACTTTGATGAAAAGAAAGGCAGCGTTGGCTGGTGCATTGCCAGTGCCGTTTGGGTTTGATTGGTACTCAACGCCAGCACTAGACAGTGCAGCCAGTGAGGTTGCGATTGTTGAGCCAGTGACTTGGCCTTCTCGCAAGGCGCTTGCAGTCGTTGTTTGGTCTGTTTCGTAGTACTGAGACGCAATGTACAGGCGATAGTTTGCTGATGAGGTAGCGGCAGCCACGGCGAACCTTGGCTGATTACCAAAGGATCGAGCCTCAGAAGTTGGGATGGATACGAAACGCTCAATGAAGAACTCGTCCCCAGCGACTGCGTTTGTCATGGTGAACCGCAACACGTTCTGACCTGCAGCAAGCGTGGCGTCCTCAATCGTTGCGGTAATCCTGCCGTTGCCTGAGTCTGTCGCCGTGAAGTACGGCAAGCCATTGTCAGTGGCAATTGTGACCGCCGGGTCTGCAGGCGGAATTGCAAAGTCGCCGTTGGCAACGAACGTCTGCGCTTCTCTCAAAAGTGCAGGGCCCGCGAGCAGGCTTTGGGAGCCCGTGCTTTCTCCGCTGACGAGCACTGCGCCGTCTTCGCTGATAACGCCGCCGCCTAGGGTGGCGAGCTGCGACTGGTCAGAGCCAAGTTTCTCAACCATCTTCTACCCCTGCAAGAACTTCTTGAGCGGGTTGCGCGGTACCCGCTCGCACGTCATGTCGTACTGGCGGATCATACTGCCCGGCTCGAAGGTCATGGTCAGCGACTCAATGCGGTAAAGCCCGCCAAGTCCAAGGATGTTGACCGTGTTGCCGCCGATGGTGGTGGCGTCGTTGATCTCAACGTACTGCCCAGCCTCCCAACCATCCTGCAGCACGAAGGTGCTGGGCGCCGTCTGGCGGTAGCCCTTGACGAAGCCGTAGGGGTTGTTCGTGGTGTCAGCCCCGCGCACGCTGAACGAGATGCTGCGCTGCGGCGCGGCGCGGTTCGGGTAGGCGTCCGTGCCAAAGTACTTCTTGCCATAGTCCGTGATCTTTGCCGTCCAGTAGGTCGGACGTGCAGCCTTGTTTGGTTGCGGCGTCACGCCAATGATGGTTTCTGGGCGCGGGCCATTGCGCGTCGTCATGCCTGCGCCGTCTGGCGCGGGCTCATCGTAGACGCGCCCGTATGAGTCAGAGACGGTGTATGAGGAGCCGCTGATCTGAGAGTCCCAGTCACTTGCATTTGTGTTGAAGGTGAACCGTGCCTTCTTGACGATGATGTCATGGTCAAGGCTGACGCTGAGGTTGCGCACCTGCAGCGTTGCAGCTGCTGAGATGCTGCCATACGGCGAGTAGGTCGGCGTGGTGACGATCTTGAACGGCGCCGTCGGGTAAGTGGGCGTGGCGGTTCCAAGCCGCGCGTAGTTGATGCGCCCGCTCGGCGCCACCCAGTAGCGGCGCTGTTCACCGTCCTTGGCTTCGGCGTCCTCCTTGATGGTGTCAAGGCAAGAGCGAAGAGTGCCGGGCACCATCTTCTGTTGCCCGATGGTGACGGCTGTTCCCGTATAGGCTGGCGTCGTGTTCGTTGCCACAATCAGTCTGTTGGCAGCGCGCCCAGTGGTGCCGCCGCTTTTTGCCTGAATCGCGTCAGCCTTGGCAACGAGCGCCGTCACGCATGCCTGATCGGTGCTTGATGATCCACCGATGAAGAAGTTGCTGGTGTAGTCGGGCTTGGTGCCTGTTGTCAGTCGCCCCTTGTAGACGATGATTTTGTCCAAGAACGATGACGCTGCAGAAGCCATTACCAGCGCGCGGGTGCCCAGTCCGTTCTCGGCGAGCTGCGCGTCAATCTGCACGATGTACCCCAAGAAGGTCGTCGTCCCGCTGACCTGAAAGCGCACGCGCGCGTTGTCGTTGACTGCGCCTGACTTCCACCACGGCCCGCCGCCCGGAGTCTTGACCTGCACCACTTCAAACTGGAGAGAGCCGCCCTCACCGTTGGCGTCTTGCGTGAGCGTGACTGTCTCAGGGTCAACCCATGGCGTCTCTGGGCTGGACGTGCTGTAGTCGTCAAGGATGTTGGCGCCGCTGTTGACGCCGTCAACGATGATGGCGAAGGGGTGCGTCGCCATGACTTAGCGTGGCCCGGGGGTGGTGCCCAGAATCCTGCCCATGGAGTCACGCACCACGCCGTCCACTGGCTTCGTGCCGATGACAACCGTGAGCGGTGGCGTGCTGGATGTTGGCGCGCCGGGGTACGAAGGCCCGCCAGCGTAGCTCGTGAACGCACCAGTCGGCAGCACGTTGTTGGGATCGGGTGCTCCCGTGATGAATCGGATACCCGCAGCGATCGCGTCAATGACAATCTTCATGGCTTCCATCAACTTGAGCAGTGGGAAGAGTGCGATCTGTGTCGTCGTGGCGAATACTTCAATGGCGCCGCCCGTCGCTCCGAACGACTTCGCAAGGTCGTCGACTGACTTGATGAGTGGCAGCACCTGCTTCTCGTAGGCGTCAAGGAGGATCGGCGCAAGCGCGCCCAGCGCAGCCTCAAACGCTGGCAGCCCTTTGTTCGTGATCCAGTCAAGTGCATCTTGGAAGATTGGCATGAGCTTGTAGCCGAACTTCTCAATGGCTTCGTTGAATCGAACCTGCCCAGCAGCAAGCCGTCCACTCGTTGAGTTGGCGATCTCGGCAGCGATGCCGCCGTACTTCTCCGTCGTTGCGGTGAGGATCTCCTGCAAGCCAGCGCCCTTCTTGACGGTGATGCCCAGCGCCATGAGCCCACGGGTTGAACCCCGGGCACCCTTGCCGATGGTGGTGATGATCTCCGCAAGGTCGCCACCAGTGACGGCTGCGATGTCTGCTGCTGCGGCGTTGACGGCAAGGATGTCTGCCTGCTTGCTGAAGTAGCGGCTGGAGACTTCAATGCCTGCGCGTACTTCGTCATCAGCGATGCCGAGTGCAGCCATGCTTTCAATCTGCCTGTCGATTGCAGTCTTGAGCCCGTCAGTGAGGATGCCACGCGCCTTGAGGGCTGCGTTCAGTTTTAGGGTTGAGCGTTCGTCGTCTAGTGCAGCCTTGACCGCTGCGACTCCGAAGCCAATCAGAGCAGTGGCGACTAGGGCTGACGCTGCGGCGATTCCCTTGAACGCAGCGATGCTGGTGTTCTTGAGATTGCCAAAGCCCTTGCCGATGGTGCGCAGGGTTGGCGTAGCGTTGTCGATCGCCTTGATGACTAGGTTCATGGTGCCCTTGTTCATCGTCTGCCCCTTCGCCCCCTGTACTTGATGGTTCCGTCTAAGAACGCTTGAATCGTGTTGTTCAACGCTTCAATGGCCCGCGCCTGAACGCTTGGCTCTGTGACTGCCTGCTTGACGAAGTCACGCGCTGGCACTCGCTGGATGTTGATCCTACCCCGCGTCTTGGTGATTCTGGTGCCAGATGTGGAACTGACCACGAACCAGCGATACCATGCGCCTTGCATGTCACCCCGGCTCTTGCCTGCCTTGACGCCGACGACGGACGACGGGCGGTCTTGCTTACCCTTGCGTGCAGCGACTGCGCCGCGCAGGCGTCCAGTGCGCACGGGTGCCTTCGCCTTGACTGGCTTGACCATGGTGCGGGCTGCGTTCAGGGTGGCGAGCTGCAACATAGCCTTGAACTTGCGGGGATTGCTGGCTTCCAAGAAGCCAAGGCGTAGGTCATCCGTCGCCTTCAGCGACTCAGGGGTGACGAAGATTCTGACCTTCTCGTTGCCCTTAGCGACCACGCTTCACGTCCTTCGGCTGCATCTCGACGTGGAGAGCCCACGCCAGCAGCACGGAGTCTAGCGGGGCTTCTTCGATTTCCCACGGAAACTTGCCGAACTTTTCGGCAAGGATGTGGAAGATGATCTCAACTGGTGGACGGACTGCTTGCCCTAGGCTGATTTGCCGGGCGGCAAGCCTCACTCTTTTGGGACGTCGCCCGCCAGTGCTGCCCACTTCTCAGCCGCTGCGTTCAGCGCCGTGAGTGGCCCGTCTAGCGGGTCGTTCGTTGGATTGCCGTCGCAGTCCTTCCAGCCTTCAACGCTCAGGATCATCTTGCCGTAGGCGGTCAACTTCTTAGCGTTCGAGTCGCTCTCAAGGTCAATCAGCACCCGGGCGCTGATGCGTGCAGGCGTGCGCATCGTTGCGTGCCAGCCTGCGAACTCACCTTCTAGGTGGACGACGACGACGTCAGTGCTTGCCATTTTCTCCTCCTCCCCGCTAAGTGCGGGCTACTTTATGGACGCGCCGAGAGTGGTGAATCCACCCAGCAGAGAATCGAGTTCGTGCCGTTGCTGGCGAGCTGCAGGGTCACGGTGTTGAGGATCAACCCGTCGGACTCTGAGCCGATGACGCTGACGTTCTCAACGACGCCGCACACGTTCGCGGTGAAGCCGTAGCCGTTGGCGTCAATGCCCTGCACTTGCACGAACTTCGTGGTGCCGATGTCGCCGACTGGGAAGGCGCTGGTGGCGGCGCTGTTCGATGCGATGGTCAACTCAAGGGTGCCGTCAAGGGCTCCCGTGTAGGCGACGCCGCCAGCGTTCACGTTCGTGGTGGAGCCGTTCAACACCTGCAGCGGGGCAGCGCCCGGCATAAGGGTGAGGCTCCAGTTCGTGATGTAGCTGGAGTAGGCGGTGCCCGTGCCCGTCTTCGCGGTGATCATGGAGCCGTGCGTCTTCAGCCCGAAGAGTCGCCCCGGCACGAAGTACTGCTGCGCGAAGGCAGCGGTGCTGGTGTCAGTGCTGGTGGTAAGTGCGCGTCCAGCCCACGTGGTGCCCATCTGAAGAAGGCCCGACTGGTCGGCGCTCAGGGTGATCTCCGTCGGCACGCACCCGTCGATCACGAACTTCTGCACGCCGTCCGTGACGTAGAGCGAGTACGTCTTCAGCGTGTCAACGTCTGTCTGGCTCGGAGCGTAGGCGTAGGTGTATGGGCCAGAGCCCGTTGGGGTAATGGTGGCGAGTGAGTCGAAGACGATCGGCAGCGTGCGCAGTGATGCTGGCGCTTCGCCGAAGGTGACGACTGGAGCCTTCGCGGTGATGGTTGCGGAAGCAGCGACGCGGCGTGGGCGGATGCCGACGCTCTTATCATCAGCCAAGTCAACGACGACGCCCGGGTCAACGATGCCGACGATGTCCGTGTGAAGCAACTCGCCGTTGGCGTCGTTGAAGGTTGCAGGAGTGCCGTAGCCGCTCTCGCTCTTGACGACGACCTTCGTGAAAGACTTAGCGCCTAGCGTTGGCATGACTTACGACTCCTTCTCAGTTGTCGCCGTTTTCGGCGTTGGCTTATTGTCTACGATTTCTACCAGCCCGCTGGCAAGCAGCGATGTGGCAACTGCGGCGTCCAGTTCGACAACGTCATCCGACGCTGGGAGGTATGGGTTGCCCTCAGCGCGGGGCTGAACGACCTTGACCTTCAGCGTGCGAAGCGTATCAGGCACTGACGTTGACTCCTTCAAGGATGCTCACCTGCAGCTCCGCCGTGATCGTGAGATACGTCACGTCTGCCCAAGTGTCAGTGCCAATGGTAGTGCTTGCAACGATCGCCTGAGCGACGTCGGCTGTGTTCAGTTGCACCTGCCCGTCGAAGACGCCGCGCAGCCACGTGCGCCACGTGAGCAGGTCGGCGTACTTGCGGGCCATGTCAGCCTGATTCTCCGTGTAGATGACGACGCTGACCGTGAGCAGGGTGGTGCGGCTGCCGCCCGTGCCGTAGGAGATGCTGTCTCCGCCGGGGATGCAGACGGCTGCAGGCACCACGGCGAGATTGTCGGGCGGGGTGGCGTGGGCTGCTCGGAGCGTGTACCCCGCTGGCTTTGTGGCTGCGACTAGGCGAGCCGCTACGGCTTGATGAATCGTGAGGTCGTTCATCAGATGGCGAGCCCGCCGCGCAGGCGGTACGGATCAAGAAGAACGCGGGCTTCAGGGTGCAGGGCTGCGCTCATGCGCATGACGCCTCCGAGCGATTCGCTCCCGATGATTCCGAATGCTGCCGAGCGGGATGCCCAGATGGCACCTGCCTGAATCAGTGCCGCCTGCTTGACGGCTGCTGGGACTGAGGGCCAGCCGAAGACGCCAGTGACCTTGACTTCAAGGTATCCGACGGGGAAGCTGTAGTCGGCATTGCTGAACGGGCTGGTGTCAATCTCCGTGTAGGGGCGAGAGTCCAGTGCTGCGTTGCGCGGTGCAAGGATGTAGTCGTTCGACGTCCACACCTGCGAATAGGTGCCGTCCCCGTTGATGTCCGTCGCCAACTGGCTGACGGATACGATCGGGTCAGTGAGGACGAAGTCAAAGCGGTCGGCGGTGTAGTAGCGCGTCTGACTGGAGGTGACGCCGAAGCCAACCTTCGTGTCGACGTAGTTGTTGATGAGTTGATCGGCTGAGTCAAGGACGGACTGCAGTGCGGTGTCGTCCGTGGAGTCAGTGATTCCGATGCTGCTCTTGAACTCGGCAAGGGTGGCGTAGCTCATGTTAGGCGTTCCCGATCGTCATGACGTAGGCGATCTCCGTGCCGCTCGTGCTGCAAGCGTAGACTTTCTCCCCGGCATTGAGTCGGATGTCAACCGTGCCGTCATGGTCAAACAAGAACCCGTTGGCGGTGGTGACGTTCGAGCCGCCCAAGTAGATGGTGTGCTGCTGTTCCTTGTGAATCAGCACATGACAGCCGTCAACGTCAGCCGTCACCAGCAGCGTCGGCGTCGTCAGGCATGTGACTTGTGTGCTTACGATTGCCATTAGTTTCTCCCCTTGCGTGGCTTGGAGGTTGTCTTCGGCAGTGTAGCGCGCTCGGGCTGCTCCTCAACGGTTGCACGCTCCTGCACTTGTGGAGTGAGCACTGGGACAGCGTAGCCGTGGCTGATGAGGTTCACGGCTTCGCTGGTAGGGACGTCAATCTCGCCGCCCACTGCGGGCCATGGCTCCCCGTTGCGGGTGCCGTCTAGTCGATAGATGAGTCGCACTTTCATGTTGCCCTCCTGCTAATGGTGACGGGGAGCCGAGCCGAAGCCCGACTCCCCGTCAGCCAGCGTCAATCCCTAAGGATTAGACGTTGGCGCCCTTGAACGTCTTCACTGCGCTTGGGTCAATGAGCCCGGTTGCGCCGCGGAGGATTCCGCGGTACGAGATGAGCCCCGTGCCGAACGCGAAGGATCGGTCAGCTTCGATTGCAGGCGCACCCGCGATCGCGGTGTAGATGGCACCAAGGTCGCCGAAGGCGATCGAGAGAGCCTCATCACCGTTGTCGGCGAGAGCGGCTGAATACACTGGGAAGCCAAGGATCGTGTCAGGGCGGTTCTGATCGCCCGGCACGAAGATTGGTCGGCTTGCGCCGTCAACGAGTCCCATGACTGCACCAAGCGTGGTGTCGTTCATGAGGAAGCCGCGCTTCGCAGCGCGACGATACTGCTGCTTCACCGAATAGATGAGGCTGACAAGGTTTGCGTAGGTTGGGGCAACTGCCGCACCCTGAACGCCAACCGTTGCCGCAGCGGCAACAGCAGGAGCAGCAACTGCCCCATGTGCTACGGATAGTTCAGCAGCCAGCTTCTCCGTGGCCCATGAGGCTACGTCGAACATCTGGTCCTGAACAGTCTCGATTCCGACCTGAAGAAGTGAAGCGTACTTCACTGGCGTCAGGCTGAGG